GCCTGAAGCGCGGCGAGATCGATTGGCAGGAAGAGCGGGTCATGATCACCGGCAAAGGAGAAAAGACAGCCGTGGTCCGCTTATCTCATCGGTCTGTGGCAGCCCTGAAAGAGTACCTGGCTGCCCGGGCCCAGCTGGACGGCGAATCGGGGAGGCCTCTTGGCTCGCTTCCCCTTTTCGCCCAGCATGGCAAGACAAAGAAGATCAAGTCGATAACTATCGACGGCATGCGCAAGGCGATCAAGGAGCGTATGCAGGAAGCCGGCGCCCGGGTCCGGATCCACGACTTCCGCCATTATTTCGTGACCATGGTCATGCTGGCCAGTGGCGGAAACCTGAAGATGGCCCAAGAGCTGGCCAGGCATGAAAGCACCCAGACCACCCAGCGGTATGCGCACTTTACAAGTTCAGAGCTGGATAAGAACTATGACCAGATCTTCAACCAGGTATAAACCTGTAACCTTTCTGTTTTGCGTAACTCTTGTATGTTAGAACATCTGTTTGTACAATATTTTAAGGAGCCTTTATCCATGACAAACACCGAGAAAATTCATGCAGGGACATGGCGACGGTAACAGCAACGGCAGCCGGATGACCTGCCTGGTGTGGGCAGCGATGTCGGCTGTCACTTTTGCAATCATTATGTATTTTATTTTCCTTCACAACCTACCCCATTGAGCAAGACACGGAGAATCACTATGGGACCAGACACTCAGAAAAATATGAAAGCCGTTGACAGCAAGGCAGACGCCGCAAATGAAGCAGTGAGCCTGCTCCGGGATGAAGTTGATAAGCTGAAGAAACTATTCACCCAGCACGTTACAGCTCACGACCGGGCCGAGGCCGCCAGGCGTGCGACATACGAATCGAACATGAAGAAGGAAGATTAGGGTATATAATACCGGCTTGAAAATCTAGCTTCTGTGGTCGCTTGTCGCCTACGGATTAAAGTGGTCGCTTGCGCCCGCGCTTCTCTGGATAACCCAGAGAATTCGCGGGCGCTTTTTGTTTGTCAAAAGGAGTAAACCATGGAAACCTTTGTAAGCCTGCCGGATCCGATCAAAGTCTCGATCACCGCCGTCATTGTCTGGCTCGTCTCCTGGGGGATCACGCAGCTCGTCACGCTCGTCCCGTTTCTCAAATTCCTGGAAGATTTCAAGCAGCCCCTGGCCCTGGCGATCGCCGCGGCCCTGATCGGCGCGCTCGAAGCAGCTGTCCCGGATGCCTATGCCGGCGTGGCCGTGGCTGCCATCCAGCTGGTGCTGGTCATCCTGGCGCTGTTCGGTGTGGGCACGGCCCTCAAAGAGCGCGGCGCGCGGGCCTTCCGGTCCCACCCATAGGGATGATGACCGAGAATATCATTGTCGCGGTCGTGGGCCTGATTGCCACCGCTCTCGGCGCGTCGGTCATGTGGTATGTTGCCGTCCGCAAGACGCCGCGCGAGCTGCGAGTAATGGGATCCCAGGAGACGGAGAATTTAGCGCACGCGCTGAACGATGCGACTCAGGCCCTGATCAACCAGGGGGCAGCTACCACCGCAGAGCGTAAGGACATGAAGTCACGCATTGTAGAGCTGGAACGGGTACAGGGGGAACGGACACAGACGATCCTGGATCTGACCAACCAGATCGAAGCCTTGAATCGGGAGTATGCCCGCGAGTTCTCCGCGCTCAAGCGACAATGGCGGGAATGGTATCTGACACTGAAAGTTTGGCTGGATGAGAACAAATTGACAGGCTACCCGGAGCCGCCGAGTGGCCTCCTGGATACGGGTAAGCATACCAAGGTGGAAAAATGAAATTTGCCCAGGGCTGCCTCTATGTCCTGCCGCGCTACGTGATCCCGTTCTGGGTGATCGTGGCGATACTGGTCTGGCTGGTGATCAGATGAGCATCCAATCCATCATCCGTTATTTCCAGGGCGAGCGCGCCGGGATGGGCTCACAGTTCGTTATGCCAGACCACTACGGCGAGCAGCTGGCCGCCGTCTCGCTTTCCCCCACCATCGTCGTTTCCCAGGATGTACTGCTGGCGGATGTTTCCTATTACCAGCGTGAGATCGATTTCCAACTCATGAAAGCTGCCGGCATCCAGGGTGTGATCATCCGGGCCGGACAGCGCAACTGGGTGGACAGTCAGTTTAAAGTGAACTGGTCGAAAGCCAAAATCGCCGGCCTGCCGCGCGGAAGCTACTGGTTATATGACTCGAGGGAGGATCCCAAGAAGCAGGCCGCGCTCTGGTGGTCGCTGGTCCGGGACGATCCGGGGGAGCTGGTCCACGTCGCCGATCTGGAAGAGAACTATGGCGGGCCGTACGGCAACCCCGAGCATTTCAAAATATTCATTAACGAATTTCAGCGCCTCTCCGGCTTGCCCGACGCGCGCCTGGCCATCTACTCCGGCTACTTCTGGTGGCAGGCGCGCGTCGGTGCGGATCTGTTCTTCAAGCGCTTCGATCTCTGGCTGGCCTGGTATGCAGAGCAGGGCATCGTCCGGGTGCCGGCGCCCTGGTCGGATGCGGACCTGCTCTTCTGGCAGTTCACATCCAGCGGACCTGGTCCCAGGTACGGCGTCTCGAGCCAGGAGATCGATCTCAACTGGTACTGCTGCAGCACGGTCCATTACATCAACCGATTCAATCTGACTGAAATTCCTCCGGAGGAAACCATGGAAAAAGTGATCAAGGGCGTGGCCGTCGGCAATGTGACGAGGAGAAAATCCCCTGCAGGGGAATCGTTCGTCCCGGCTCGTTATCTTATGACGGGAGACACGATCGAAGCCAGCGAGAACATCAACCAGTGGCTGCACCTCAGCAAGATTAACGGCGAGCCAGTGACGGACACAGAATGGGCCTCGGCCGGCGCTTCCCAGCAGTACATCAAGTGGAGTTGGGTGGATGTGCCCACAGATCCCCCTGCCCCGCCGGTCACGACCCTGCCGGATCTGCCGTACACGATCACCCTGGGCGATAACATCACGTACACCGAAGTGACCATCACCGGAGTGTTAAAGCCGAAATGACGCTCCCGATCCATGTTCGCATCGGCGAACAGACAGTCCTCCCGGACCCCTTCCCGCGTCTCTGGCGGCAGGGGCACGATCGGGAATTGAACCTGCCCGGTCCGTCTGCGAAGTCGCCGGACCGCAATTATCGTGGCGATGCAGGTGGTTATGCGCGGGACACAAAAGGGAAAATGGCGATCCCGGAGCCATTCAGGATCCTGCCGGACCACCAGACGCCGCTGGACTGCAGCTGCCAGAAGCTGATCCGCGAGCTGAACCCGGACTGTCCGGATGACGTTGTCGATATCGTCCTGGACCAGGCCTGGATCCTGGCCAACAACACCGGGCTGGGGCAGCCTGGCCGCAAGAACTGCCGGACCGGCGAATACATGAACACCACAGGTGCCCAATGGCCGGCCTTCCACGCGCCGATCATTTGCGGCGGCGCACTCCTGAGCGGGAAGGCACTGGGCGGGTATCTGTATATCGAGTCCATCCCGGCCGGCGGACCCATCCCTGCAGCTGCCGAAGTATTGCGCAAGCCCTGGCTCTGGTTCTGGCTGATCGAAGTCAATGCCCAGGGTGTGCCCACCTATATGACTTATACCGGGAAGCCGGTCCGCGTGCCGCTGATCACGAAAAAACCGGTCTACGTGCCGCTCGACTGGCTGGACGAGCTGCCGGCAGGGACAGTGCCCACGGATCCACGGAAGTATGGGTAAGGGAACATAAACAAGATGCCCTCATGATGCTGATACATCATGAGGGCGGGACCATAACACAGGAGCGTCATGAGAGTCGTAGTATACGCCGAACCTTGAAAACTGAACATACTTTACTTGCAATCCACAGCGATATGCACAGTGGATCATCGACGGCGCTATTCCTCAACCGCTTCTGGCAGAACGAGCACCAGAACCATACGCCGAACGACCGGCAGAAATCCATCTATTCGGTCTGGGAAAAGGTCACGGAATACACAAAACAGACACGCCGTAACAAGCGCCTGATCGTGGTCCATAACGGCGACGCCATCGAAGGACTACACCACAACAGCCCGCAGATATGCGTCGGCAGCAAGGACAGCCAGGCGGAGATCCACACCGAGCTGATGGATGGTTTCCTGAGAGAAACGAAGTTCGAGCATAAACGCGGCGACCGCCTGTTTTATGTTCGTGGGACTGAAACGCATGTTGAGGACAAGGAAAACGAGATCGCCGCTGATCTGTCAGCCGAGAAAACCCCGGATGGCCTGCACGTTTTCGACCACCTGGAAATCGAGATCAACGGGCGGCTGATATGGGCCGTGCATCACGGCAAGAAGCGCGGCGCCGGCGCGAACGAAGGCAATGCCATGCGGAACTGGATGAGAGATATTTACTGGGATTGCAGGAAGGCAAACATCCGGCCGCCAGACCTGATCGTAAGTGGGCATACACATACGCCCACTTACAACAGCTACATCATCCGGGAAGGCAGTCTCTTCCACATCACCCATGGCGTGGTATGCCCCTCCTGGCAGGCAAAGACCCGGTTCGCGTACAAGGTAGCGCCGGTGGAAGTCAACGAGATAGGAAGTGTGTTCATCGAGATTACAGCGGACGGCGATATCCGGCCGCCGAAGTTCATCATCCAGGACAGCCGGCAGTATGAGTCGGTGAAAATATAAAAGGATTATCGAATGAATGTTCTAGCCATCATCCCGTATACCGTGGGCTTCGTGTCCGGCTTTTTCGCCGGGTTATCGGTCGTCACCATGCGCCGCTTCAAGCAGGAACAGGAGTGGGAGCAGAACTGCCGCGAATACCTGCGCGATGAAGGCGGGTATGAGGCGGTGGAAGCCGGGATCGATGAATACCTGGACCAGCTGATCCGGACCGCTGGTGCATGAGGTGCCGTTTCCACCGAAACGGCTTATAGAGAGAATGTTGAACGCGTTTGAACTATGAAGCTAAAAAAGAGGCAACGAGAAGCATTGCTGGAATGGATCGCCGAAGGTCTCGAAAGTGACGAGATCAATAAGCGCGCGGCAAAGTTCAAACCGCCGTTTCGAGTCCTGCGCACCCAGGTCACCTATTACCGAAACAGTCGACAACACCACCTGGAGGAGATCAAGGAAAGCGGGGAAGTGGATGCGCTTACCACCGGCCTGGCGCTGCGTGGCGAACGGGTGAAGGCGCTGAAAATCCTGGCAGACAAGATGCTGAAAGAGCTGCAGGAATCAGACAAATGGTGGCTGCCCCAGGTCAAAGGAATCGGCCAGGGACCCAACTTTGAACGGGTCGCTTATTTCGAGTTCAACAAGAGTGAACTTGAATCTTTCCGCGGCATCCTCGACGATATCGCTGCCGAAGTCGGCGACCGGATCAAAAGAGTGGATGCGACCAGCGACGGCGAAGCGTTGAAAATCATCCGTGTCGGTTTGGATGTAGATAAATTATGACCTACGTAATCCAGTACGACCCGGCAGCAATAGATACCGACTACACCCCTCGTGGCGGTTGTGCGGAGCTCGTCTACTCCCACGATCGGGAAGTGATCGCAGAGGGACCGGCGGAGACTGGCAAAACGCTGGCCGCCTGCTGGAAGCTGCACCTGACCGCCTCCAAGTACCCGCGTTCGCAATGGTCGATCGTCCGCAAGACGCAAAAGAGCGTCTACGGCTCGGTGCTCCAGACCTGGCAGCGGGTGATCGATGGCGCGCCGGTCGTGCCCTACGGCGGCGAGAAGCCGGAAAAGTACACCTATGCCAACGGCGCGGTTGTTTGGATCGGCGGTATGGATAACCCGGATAAGGTCCTCTCCTCTGAGCGAGATGGCGTATACGTCAACCAGGCCGAGGAGTTGACCGCCGACGATTGGGAGAAGATCACCACCAGGACTACGGGCCGTGGATCGGTTGTGCCGTTCGCCCAGGCGTTCGGGGATTGCAACCCGGGCGGCAGCAAGCATTGGATACGGGACCGGGCGCGAGATGGCAAGCTGCGATTGATCCGCACTCAGCACCAGGACAACCCGACACTCTACATGGAAGGGGGCGAACTGACCGACCAGGGCCGGCGCACGATGGAAGCCCTGGACGGGCTGACAGGCGTCCGGCGCAAGCGGCTCAAGGAAGGGATCTGGGCCACAGCCGAGGGTGCAGTCTACGATATATTCGACGCCGCGGTCCATGTACGTGAGCAGGATCGGGCCAGGTATCGCCGTTACAGGCTGGTGATGGACGAAGGATACACCAACCCGGCGGTGATCCTTGTCATCGGCGAGGATGGCGACGGCAGGCGCCATGTGTTCGCGGAATACTACCGGCGGGGCGTGCTGCAGGGCGAAGTCATTACCCAGGCGCTGGCCATGGGCAAGGAGTACGGAACCAGGCTTGCCTACGTGGATGAAGCGGCTGCCGGTCTGATCGCCGACCTGATGAACAACCGCATGGATGCCCATGGCGCAAAAGGCCGGGTCCTGGATGGGATCTACGCCGTACAGAACGCGCTGAAGGTGCAGGGCGATGGCCGCCCGCGTTTGACTGTTGACCCGTCCTGTGTGAACACGATCAACGAATTCGAGTCCTACGAGTGGAAGCCGGAGAAGGACGAACCGAAGAAAGAGAACGATCACGCCATGGACGCGGTTCGCTACGATTTTGCGGTGGATGGGCCGGTGGAATTGCCGAAGGCGCAACCCACCCAGGCGAGTAAATGGCTTGCCGATGGCGATAACGTCGGCTGGTCGAAAAAGTATTAGGCGATAAGCCAAAGGATTACTACAATGACACAAGCAGACTTTTCTGAGATTGGAACCACCGGACTTTCCCAGTTCAGCGGCATCATCCAGGCCGACTTCCTGCGAGAATGGCGCGGCAAGGAAGCGTACAAACGCTCAGACGAAATGCGCCGGAACTCTCCGGTCATCGCCGCGCTCTTGCAGGCGAATGAGCTGAGCATCCGCAAGGTGAGTTGGACATTCACCAGCGACATTGAAGGCGACCCGCGTGTAGAGCTGCTTGACGAGGCGCGCGAGAACATGCGGCAATCGTGGAATGATTTCGTTGTGGAGATCCTGACCATGCTGCCGTTCGGCTTCTCGTTGTTCGAGCCGGTCCTCGAGCGTGTCGGCCCCCAGGTCCTATGGCGCAAGTTCGCCCCACGTGGGCAGGACACCGTCTACCGCTGGGAATTCAACACGCCGGACAGCCGGTACTTTGACCCCAGGAAAGATAATAATGAGCTGCTTGGATTCACCCAACAGACACTGCCGTCTTTCGCCTTTGTCTACATCCCGGTCGAGAAGCTGCTGCTGTTCCGTACCAAAGTGGAACGAGACAACCCTGAAGGTGCGTCGATCCTTCGCCCCGCCTGGGTGCCATACTACTACGCAAAGCACATCCAGCAGATTGAGGCCATCGGCATCGAGCGGGACCTGGCCGGGCTGCCGGTGATCAAGCTGCCGCAGGGGGCCGATACCACCGATAACGATACGTCTGACTTCGGCGTGGCTGCCAGGATGGTCCGCAATATTCGCAACGATGAGCAGGGCGGCGCGGTTGTGCCGTTCGGCTGGGACCTGTCTCTGTTATCCACCGGTGGCAGCCGGCAATTCGACACAGACAAGATCGTCAGGCGATATGAGAGTCGGATGCTGATGAGCGCGCTCGCCCAGTTCATCATGCTGGGTCAGGACAGTGTCGGCTCGCTGGCTCTTTCGCAGGATAGTACTGATTTCTTCGTGATGGCAGTCAATTCGATTGCCGACATTATCAGCGAGACATTCACCCATACCGCCATCCCGCGTCTGCTGAAGCTGAACGGCTACGACGCGGAGGGCGTCTGCCTGGAGCATACCCCGGCGGGCGATGTGGACTCAACTGCCATTGCCGACTTCCTGCAGAAGGTAGGCGGGATGATCACCTGGGACGCGCAGGATGAGCTGTGGCTGCGGCAATTGATCGGCCTGCCTGAGCGGGACGTGCTCGAGCTGCAATCCAGCAGGGACCAGGCCACGGCTCAACAGCAGGCCGCCGCCGATGCGATCCGGGCCAGACTGACGGGAAACCCGCCATCAAATGACGGACAGAATCCGCCGTCTGATATGCCGATGGACAACCAGCCGGACAACCAGGAGGGATACAGTGCGGAACACTTCGCCGCGGACCCGGCCGACGTTCGAAAGCGCCGGCAGATGGAACGCCAGCTGCAGGCGCTGGTCGAGAAGAAGATGGCAGAGACAAAGCGCAAGGTTATGAAATATGCGAAGGAAGTAAAGGCGACCTAACATGGCAACCATCTTTCAGCAGGACTTCTGGGATGATGAGATGGGCGGCCTCTGGGACGAGATCGCCGAGACGATGCTTGAAATCTATTTCCATGGCATCGATGGCGGTGTGTCTGCCCTGCCTCCCCAGCTGCGCGTGCTGGTGGACTTCGACCGCATCAACCAGGACGCCATGCAATTCGCCAAGGATTACAAGTACAACATGATCAAGGGCATCAACGACACCACCCGCAAGCAGACGCAGAAGGCGGTGACAGACTGGATACACTCCGGCTCACCACTGGAAGCGCTCGAGAAGGTGCTCGAGCCGATATACGGACAGGTGCGATCGCAGATGATCGCGCAGACGGAAACGACGCGGGTATTTGCCCAGGGGAACCGGGATGCGTTCGAGAGCACAGACCTGGTGGAGCAAGTCAAGTGGCAGGCGGCCAACGACGAGCTGGTCTGCCCGATCTGCGGCGAGCTAAACAATACCCTGATCGACGTGGCCGATATCTCCGCCCTGCCGCCGGCGCACATCAACTGCAGGTGCTATATCCTGCCAGTGGTCAGTGAAGATGCCCTGGCCAGGAAACTGGATGAGGTACTTTCATAATGGGAAACGTGATCGAGATCCGTGGCCTTGACGAGCTGCTCCGCCGGATGAAAGCCTACCCGCGCGAGATGAAACAGAGCATCGAAACCACCATGCAGGCGGCGATGCTCACGCTGTGGGAGAACGTCCCGCCCTATCCCCCACCGCCCGAGGACAGCACCTACATTCGGACCGGGACACTAGGCCGCACACTCGGCAGCGGCATGGAAGGCGGCAAGGCTGGAGCGCAGCCGGATATTTATGAAGTAAAAGAGTTCGGCGCCGGGTATGAAGGTCATTTCGGAACGAACCTGGAATACGCGCCGCATGTCATCGGCGACGAGACCCAGGCCCAGCACATGGGTCACTGGTGGAAGATCTCTGCCATTGCCAGCAAAGCAGGCGAGAAGATCGATCGGCTGTTTGCGGTCCTGGGCGACAAGATGGCCGCGTTTCTGGAAGGGAAAGGCAGATAGCATGACAGATAAATCCTTTATGCACCCACTTGTAGGAAAACTCATCATTTCACTATTGAGGGATGAGCAGAAAGTGGAGGGTGCAAAACTTCATTACATCATTGGGCAGAATGAAGAAGATAAAACATTCCTTGCCGCCGTGGAGTACGAAGATGAGAAGCCTTCAATTGTCTACACTTTGGGATGGCAGACCGCCGCATTTATCGGCTATTGTCTCATTCAGACGGCGATCAAAGAGGCAGGGTACGACGTGGTTATTTCCTATCTTCATTCACTGGCAGACAGGCGTAAAGAAATCGTCAAATGGATGGATGACGTTACGCGTCTGTTCAGACAGTACCGAAAGAAAGGCGGCTAAATGCTTACAGACACACAGACACAGGAACCGCTGACGGTCCATATCCGCCCGGATAAGCCGAAAGACTACCGCTGCCCTCACTGCGGCAAGCTGCTATTCCGCGCCGTGCTGGTGGCCGGGTGTCACATCGAGATCCGGGACCGGTCCTGCGGAAGGATCGTCGTGTTAGAGTATCCGGAGAGAAAGGCGGCGGCCTCCGTTTCCACCGAAACGGCAGGCGGATAACCGAAAAACTGTAACCTTTACGTAATGGCACAGTCTTGCAGAATATAGGCAACGAGCCTATAATGCCCGCCAATCGAATAACCAACTGAGCGCCTGGAGCGCCGAAAGAAATAGAACTCCGCTGAGGGTCACAAACGACCTCAGCGGTTTTTGTTACCTGCTGGGGGAGGCAAATGGATACGACCTATCTACTCGACAATTATCTGGCAACCAAGACCGGGCAGGCATACCGCCTGTTCCCTTTTGGTGTCATCTTCAAAAATGGAAAACGCAGGGAGATAACCCCTGAGTACGCAGCGCATTTCAAATTGCCCCACTTCCGCCCGGCTGTAAAGCTGGGCAGCCACGAGGATGCCACGCCAGCCGGCGGGCATATCGTCGGCCTGGAAGTACGCGATGACGGCCTGTATGCCATCCCTGAATGGAACGAAAAGGGAGAAACCGCAATGCTGGACGGCGCGTATCGCTATCATTCCCCGGAAGTATTGTGGGATGACGGGGCAATCGAAAACCCAGCCGACGGCACCATGATAAACGGGCCGCTGATCCTGGGCGATGCGCTTTTGCACATGCCGCACCTGGGCGAGGCGACGGCGCTATATTCAATTACCCCCACGGAGGTAGACCAAATGAATGAGAACGTAACGATCCCGCAAGGTCTTTGGGACAAGTTTATCGCTCCCCTCTTCGCCAAGGAACCGGAAACGGTTGAAGTCATCAAGGAAGTCATTCCTGATGAATACAAGGCGGCAGTTGTGGAACGCGACGAACTGAAGGCCAAGATCCAAGAGGCGGAGCAGGCCGCGGAACGCCGGGCACGCGTTGAGAAGTTTGACGCGGACCTGAAAGAGACGAAGGCGGATCCGACCCTTGCCGAGCTGCTTGCCGATGTTCCGGCCGAAACCGCAGAAGCCGTCATGAAGCAATTCAAGGCGCTTTCCGCGCAGATCGATGATTCCAATCTCACCGGCGAGACGGGCAGCGATGCCCCGGCAGCAGCGCTCGGCGACGACCCAAAGGGCGCCTTCAACGCCGCCGTGACCGCGTTGGCGAAAGAGAAGAGCCTTTATTATCACGTGGCGTTTGAACAGGTCAAGAAAGAGCAGGCCGATCTATTCAAAGCCGCATTTCCTAAAAAGTAGGAGGATTTCAAAATGCCTTACGAACATGTTTTACTGACCCTCCCCGGCCTTCGCGCAAACTCTACTGGACTCGCTACCAAGCAGTTCAATATCGGGTTTGTTGCATCCACCGCCGGGACGGTTGTGATCGGGACCGCACTCAACACGACCACGATTGCAACCCGCATCGCCGGCGTGATCATGAACGCCCCGGGCGCCTACGACGAAGTTGAATTTGCCGTCTCCGGTGTGGCGAAGGTCAAGATCGCCTCGACCGACATCGCAATCGGCGACTGGCTTTCCTGCAATTCCACCGGACAGGCGCTGAAGACCACGACTGCCACGGCTGGCGCAATCGGCCGCGCGCTCGAAGCTGCGACCGGCACGAACGATATCATTTCCGTGTTGCTGATCCCCGGCAACGTGCGGTACTAGGAGGATTAGGCAATGTCACAACCAACCATGACGGAAGTTCAGGCCGTTGATCCTGTCCTCACCAATATGCTTGTCGGATACAAACAGGCCGCAGACCGCTTTGTTGCGGGCAGCGTTTTCCCTGTTGTCCCTGTGGATAAGCAGGGATTCACCTATTATGTCTTTACCAAGAAATACTGGTTCCTCGACCAGATGGTTGCCCGCGCTGCTGGTGGAAATTTCGCCCGCTCCGGGTACGGCGTGACGACCGCCTCCGGCTCCGCTCAATTGTGGGGCCTGGAGCACCCGATCGCCGACGAGACCCGCTCGAACAACCAGACCCCGATGGCGCTGGAACAGGCCGGGCTGCAATGGCTTGCCCAGCAATCCCTGATCCGCCGCGAGCGCGCTTTTTCGTCTGACTTCATGGCGCTGAGTGTCTGGGGAACGGACGATAACAACTCGGCGACCGATTGGGACGATTTCACCAACGGCGACCCGATTGACAACAGCCTCACCGCCCGCCGGACCGTTAGCAATAACACCGGCTTCGACCCGAACACGATGGTCCTGGGCTACATCGTCCACCAGGCGTTGATCAATCACCCCGACATCATCGACCGCGTCAAGTACGTCCAGATCGCAACACAGGCGACGGTTGAAAGTGCTTTGGCCGCCTGCTTCGGCGTTGCCAACTACCTGGTCGGCAAGGCGTCCTATAACAGCGCGAACGAAGGCGCATCCGGCACGTATGCCGCGATCATCGATGACGACTGCCTGTTCTGCTACTCCGCAGGTGCCAACGCCGGGATCATGACGGCCTCCGCTGGCTATACCTATGCCTGGGCAGGCGGTGGCGGGGATGGGTCAGTGATGACCTACCGCGAGCAGGCGATCAAGAGTGACGTGCTCCAAATGTCAGAAGCCTGGGACCAGAAGGCCGTGGCAACTGACTTGGGTTACTTCTTCGCAGACATCGTGTAAAGGGAGCGTGCAAAATGGCACATCCTCAATCATCCCCCCGCGGTCTGTTTGCCAAAAAAGGAATGATCTTTGGCAACAGCACAAGCACAGTCACAGCCAACACAACCGGCATGGTTGTGTCCGGCGCTCTGTACCTTTCCGGTCAGGGTGCGGTTGGCAAATTATCCGCCAACTCGACAACGATCCTGCTTCCCTCCACTGGTTTTCAGATGGCAGCTCTCACGACCTTGAAGATCACCAGCAACTCGACGGGCGTCAAGATCGGCGCGAAGTACATTTCAGGCAACAGCACAGGCAACACGACCACCTAAACACATCAGGGGGAGGGCTAATCCCCTCCCCCGAAATGTAGAAAGCGTCACGCTTTGATCGATCAACCGAAACAATATAAAGGCTCCTGCTACATTGGCGTGGTAGGGTCCGAGCACGAAAACGACGAGTGCCGCGATTCCATCGAAACGATGACCCGCAGGCCAAAGGACGAGCTGCATTATGTCCGGGCCACGAAAGGTTTCGAAGCGCGGCAGATGCACCTTAACAACTGGTACAACAACACCAAACACCCGTTCATCCTGTTTCTCGACCGGGATATGACCTTCCCGCGGCATACCCTGGAACGGCTGCGGAGCTGGAAACTGCCATACATCTCCGGACTGTATATGCGGCGGCGTTATGCGCCGATGGCTCCCGTCTGGTTTGACTACGGCAAGCCTGGCGAAATGCCGATGCGTCCTTGCACCGGAATCCCGATGCCGAACAATCTGTATAAGATCGGCGGGTCGGGCTGGGGCTGCATCCTGATGCACCGGGATGTGATCACCGCAGTTCGCCCGCTCCTGAAGGGCGAGCCAGAAATCATCGAGGACGATATGGACGTGTACCCGTATGATCTGAAGAGGATCATGACGGCGATCAAGGCGCTGAAGGTCAACCCGCAGAACCCCCTGGAGACGCTGGCGCAAATTGAGGCAATCGAGACTCTTAAGAGTGAGATCCGCCCGCTGCGTGGCCTCAAGGATTTCGTCGGCTCTGACATCCGCTTTCCCTTCTTCGCCCGCCTGGCCGGGTTTGACCTGTACGGTGACAGCGGCGTGGAGTGCGGGCACATGCTGGCCTATCCCCTCAAGCCATCTGATTTCATCGGGCAAACTGCCGCGAATATCCGCGACGTGACCATGGCGATCCACAACGACCAGCTGATCGAGCAAGGGAGAATCCAGAAAGCGCTGGCCGAACTATGAAGCACATCCACATCGTAGAGCCGTATCATTCCGTCGCCATGCAGTACATGACCCAGCCGCTGGAAGAACTCAAGACACTGTATGAAGTCACCCAGGGCGTTTCCGTGGAAACGGCAGCTGATGTGAATATCCATGTGCCCTTTCACACCATGACGGGATACCAGGGCGGCGGGAAACACATCATCGCCTACACCCACTGCAACCCCGGCGCGGAAGCGAGCCTATTGGACGCCTGCGAGCGGGCAGACATCGTTACCGCCATGAGCTACGAAGGACGGCGGGAGCTGGTGAGACTGGGCGTTGATCCTGCAAAGATTTGGGTGATCTACGCGAGCCAGAGCCAGTTCCAATTTGCCCGACGCCTGATTGCAATCGTCGGCTTTCCCCAGCCAAACGGACGCAAGCGCGAGTCCCTGCTATTGGATCTGGCTTATCAATATGACTTGAGACATTACGAATTCCTTCTGGTGGGCACGAGATGGGAGAACGTCGTAACGCAGCTCAAGTCATTAGGAGTAGCGGCGCAGACCGTCAATGCAGACACGAATGAGGCGATCCATAATTTGTACCACCGGGTGGACGCCCTGCTTGTGACGGGCTACATCGAAGGTGGGCCGCTGCCGCTCCTGGAGGCGATGGCATCAGGCTGTAAGGTGTTTTCTCCCCGATTCGGATACGCCGCCGATCTGCTCATGGAACATGAGATTTATGAAACACCCGCCGACCTCATGGAAAAGATGAACGACTATTTCGGCGACGCAATCGACAACGCTTATCTTGCCCATCTGAACACCTGGCAGGATTACGCAGCCGAGTATGCGTTGATCATCGGGCGACTGCTGGGCGAGAGTGTGGACCTCTATCCGGAGCGCGGCCTGTCTCGCTATGCACAGATCCTTGATGTAATCGACGAAGTACAGCCGGTCCAGATCGTGGAAGCCGGCACATGGAAAGGTGACACGGCACTGCGCATGATCCAGCAGGCGGCAAAGTATCACCGGATGGAAACGATCATTTACCAGGGTTTCGACCTGTTCGAGCGGCAGACCGCGGCAGACTTCCGGGCCGAGCTATCCAAAGGAAGCTGGCAGCAGCACATCATCCAGCGCCGCCTGGCAGCGACGAAGGCCGGGATCGCCCTGATCGCAGGATACACGCGAGACACGATGCCCGGAATGTTGAACGCCTCCGCCGATTTGTTTTTCATCGACGGCGGGCACAGTGAGGAGACAATCGAGAACGATGGGCAGATCGTCCATTCGATGAAAGAGAACGCCGTTGCAATCTTCGATGATTACTATACCCCCGCCCGCGCGGGGACCGGCTGCAATAAGTTCATCGACAGCCTGGATAAGAAAGAGTTTGAGATTACCTATCTCCCCGCCGTGACTGTATCCAATGACGGGCGCGGGATCGGACAAATCCAGATGGTGAAAGTGAGGCGAGCGAGGAACGATGCCGACATACCTATACAGCGATGGGAAACATACGCAGGAATTACAGCACCCCATGATGAGCAACCCATTGGTGCTTTGTCCCCTGTGTAAGTCCATCATGCACCGGCGACCGCAGGTCGTGGCCGTGAATTGGAACGGCCTCCCGCCGCACCTGGAAGGCTCCAGAGGCACGGCGGTGCGTGAATTGATCGATGGTGCGCCTGAGAGACGGGCGCGTTACCTGGATACGGAAAGGAAGAAATAATCATGCCTGACAAGACAGAGAAGAAAACGGAACAAGTCAAAGGTTTGATCGCATACGCCCCATTTGAGTACGGCGATAAGCTGTATAAAACAGGTGATATTTTCGCCCCGCCTGCCGGGTTAGTTCGTGATCCTGATTTTGATGCGTTCCGTGCATCTGAGAAGAAACACGCCGCGCTGGACGAAAAGACCGGCACGGGCTTTGTAAAACCGGACGGGAAGCGAATCATTCTCCCCGTACAGGAGGCCTGACAATGGCAAAACGAAACATACCCGCGGGGCTGGTTGGGGTCACGCTTCAAACGCTGTCCCTTGCCAACTCAACATCCCTGGGATTGAACACGACCAGCAAGACCGGCCACTTTTTTCATATCAGCGTTGAAACGAATAGCTGCCGTTATCGCAACGACGGCACGAACCCGGCGCTTACCACCGGCGTACTGCTGGCGACTGGCGAGCATTGGCTGATGGACATCAACCCGACTAACCTGAAATTCCAACGCACGACCGGAACGAGCAAAGTTTCGGTTATGTCCTACAAATATACAGGTGAATGATGAAATGGGTATCCATCGCTTTCTGGTTGCTGCTCGGCTTGTTCTTCCTGGGTATTAGTTTTCCGTACCTGGAGATCATCATAGGTATCCTGGCGATCATTATTGCCCTCAGTCAACTGGACTCAACATGACCATAAGAGCCGATAGCTACTCGTCAACGTCCGAAGTGAAAGCCTTTACCCGCCACCTACTTGACGGGCAATCTTCATTTAATTCCACCACCCGCCCGTCATCGACGGAGCTCGAGAAGTTTATCGACCGCGCGTCCGGTGTCCTGAATTTTGCGATCGCTAATGCAGGCTTTACACCGGCGGCGATCCATGCCAACAGCACCGCCAAACTTGCCTGCGATGATTGGGTGACAGCGCGCGCTTCCGAGTACGCCGAACTGTCCCGGCGCGGTGTGGGGTACAGCGACCAGGAAGGAAGCCGGACAACGGTATTTCACAACCTGAGCAAGAGCGCAGCGGAGTTTGCCAGTTCCCTCGGCTTTGTCCGTCTGGGTGTGACGCAGGCGTACAAGATGAGCGACGGCCTGGCCTTTACCGGGATGGACTCTCGCACGAACCGCGCTGACCCGTCTGATAGTTCCGTCGAGCAGCCATTCGCGGATCGCCGTCAGTTCGATAATGGCGGAACTGTGGAGAGTACGTAATGTCCTATACCGCCGGGGAGGCGTTGATCCTGACCCGCTTGCAGGCGATAAGCGGCAGTGTGTGGGCCTCCACGAACAGCGCCCGCGGCAAATGGACGCAGCTCAATTCCGGCGTGGCCGATCATTACGCGGTCCTGAAGCAAGGCGCCGGGACGAACGACGGCCTGTCATTCTCTGCCACCCTCCGCCGCTATACAACAGTTATTGAAATTTGGATGTCCTATCTGGATGACGGCTCGAGCTATACAAACCTTTTGGCATACCATGAGGCAATTGTAGATATGTTCGACCAGTATCGCAAATTAGGCGATTCTACCGGCACGGTACAGGACGCCCGCTGTACGCGCTGGGATGCCGTCGAAGAGATGTGGACCAAAGGCGGCGGACCTCGCTGGCTTCGGCAAAATTTATATGTCGAGTGGCAGGAAGAGAACGCCGTTACATACGCGGAGTAGATGATCATGACCACTAAAAAGAATGTACTAAAAAACGCCCCGCCTGAGAAGTTGGAACAGCTGGAAGTCCTGCGCGCGTCCGTGGCAAAAGCGGAAAGCAAAGGGAACTTTGACACCGCCCACCATGAAATGCTTCACAGGCTTGAAACAGAGCTGGGCTTAATACCCGCCAGAAAGACTGAGGGATCAACACCAGATGAGGTAAACGATGGCGAATCTAACCTATAAAGCAATGCGGTTCCGGCTCGACAAGCCGAACTCAACCGGCGTGGAGACGATCACGAACATCACCGCCTATGTCAACCAGGCGTCCTTGCAGCGGGCGATCAACTTGCTGGAGGATACGAGCCTGGCCGACTCGAATAAGTCAGTTCTTACCGGGTTGGCGGGAACAACCCTGAGCATCAACGGCTTCGTGAACACGACCACCGACGCGATGCTTGGGCCGCAGATCGCAACCAGTACCAGCGTCACCAAGACATTCGAGTACCGGACCCACGCCACGAACTCGACCGGCACCGTCGGCCGCTTCTACAACGGCGAAGTGCTGTTGTCCAACATCCAGTACAGCGGGTCTGTGGATTCCTTGCAGACATTCAGTGTC